AATTTCGTATAGTACAACTAAATTTAATTTTAAACAACGTTTAGAATTACTGTTTGCGGTAGAAGACCTTTCATTATTAAATGAAGATGTCCCTTTATTAAAGAGAGAGACAGACCAGTCTACCAAGTATCATAAATTATTTTATGATTGGTCACTATCGGATGAGTTTAAAAACTTATACACAGATTTTATATCGGAAGTTATTTACCCCATTTATGGTTGCCCAATTGTTTATCAGACAATCCCAACATTTAGGGTGGCATACACTAACAATATCGCAGTCGGTGAGTTTCATAAAGATAAACATTACAGAGATGTTTCATGGGCAGAAAGAGTGAATGAAGATAATTTCTTCTTACCATTTACTGATGCATTTGACACTAATACAATATGGGTGGAATCGAAAGAAGATTTGGGTGATTACTCTCCAATGAATTGTAATTATGGTCAAGTTGTTCAATGGGATGGTAGTAATCTTACACACGGGAATAAAATGAACACAACCGGAAAGACAAGAGTGAGTGTTGACTTTAGAGTCATTAACTACGAAAACTATCAGCCGAGTGACAAGGGTTCTATTAATATGAAAACAAAATTTGAAATTGGCGGGTACTATACATTGATGGAGAAGTGAAATGATTTCTGTAATTATACCAACGTTTAAATCACCAGATGCACTTGACTTATGCTTGAGGTCTGCGGTCGCTGGACAAAGAAAAAGAAATGAGATTATTGTTGTAGTCGATGGTCATTTCGAATTAAATGAAGACGTTTTAAAAAAGTATTCGGAAGACGTTTGTGTTTTGAATTTAAAACAAAATGTTGGAACTTGTAGGGCAACCAATCTTGGAGTCTACAACGCAACGAATGAGGCAATCTTAATTGTGAATGACGATAATGTATTTCCAGACGGTTGGGATGAAACATTGATGTCAGTTTTTAATAATGATTCTGTTGTTGCACCAAATCAAATAGAACCTTATAATAGTATGTTCCGTCAGTTTGTCATAAAAGATTTAGGCACAAATCCATATCAGTTTGACTTAGAAAAATTTTGGTCATATGAAAGAGAAATAAGACGTGGTGAAACTCAAGAGTGTGGTTCAACTTTTCCAATATTCATTTCAAAAATGAATTTCTTGAAGGTCGGTGGTTTTGATGACCAATACCCGTCCCCATCTGGATTTGTTGCTGATTGGGAATTCTTTATGAAATGTGAAATGTCTGGATTAAAAATGGTCAGAACATATAATACAAATTTTTATCATTTTGTTTCTGTGTCTGCTAAGTCAGAGGAACAGATTGAAAAATCAAAAGATTATGAGTATAATTGTCATCAATACTTTAAATATAAATGGGGACAGTTTGCGGAACACAATCCAGACAACAACTCCAAGCTGATTTCTAAATATAAGTTTTCAAAATAAAACGATATTTATACATAATGAATGTTTATTTATGGGGAATATAATGCACGAAATAGCAACTAAACTTGTTGAAGTTCACAATCAACTTCGTTTTTTTCATTGGCAAACAACTTCATATGCACGTCACCAAGCATACGGTGCGGCATACGAGGCTCTCGACCCACTTATTGATAACTTTGTAGAAGTTCTTATGGGTAAGTATGGTCGTGTTCCTGCTCTTCCAATGAAGGTGTATAATCGTAATGAAAAAGATTGTATGACATTTATTGATGAAACACTCGCTGTATTATTAGGTCTATCCACAACACTAAGTCCACAGGCAGATACAGACCTTCTCAACATACGAGATGAAATGGTTGCCGAGTTTAATAAGTTAAAGTATCTTCTTACATTAAAGTAAAGGTAAATATATGAACACAGAAACCGAAACAATACAGACACAAGAATCAACGGGTCTTGGTGACACCATTGCCAAACTCACCCACGCAATTGGTTTGGATAAGTTAGCGGAAGAGGTTGCACAAAAAGTTGGTAAGGAAGATTGCGGATGTAATAAGAGACGCCAAAAACTTAATCAGATGTTTCCATACAAGGGGAAATAATTGATAAAGCTCAAAGAGTTACTTCAACAAAAAAGTAATTTGGATGAGTGTACCATAGTCGGTGCAAAACTCAACGGGGACATTGTACTTGCTAAGAATAGAGACAGAAATTATTATCCAAAAATAAAAATAGTTCATGAACTTATAAACGATGTTGAAGTCGCTTATATGTTAGATATGGACACAGATTATTCCGAAGGCATGAATGAACATGGGATTGGAATAATAAACGCAACTTTAGTAATAGATAAAGACACAGAATTTCTTGGAGTCGAGCGTAGATTTGATAAAGACTACGATGCCAAGATTAAAATAAACGTACAGTATGAGCACACCTAATCATATAACACCAGAAGAACTTTCAAGTATAAAAAAGCCAGCAGCTGCTGGTATTTTAGTTATGAATGAATCTGGTGAATTTCTTTTGACACAAAGAACTATTCGTGCTCATTATCTCGGAGGATATTGGTCAGTGCCATCCGGTGAATCAAATGTGAATGAGTTAGAATCTATGGAGGAATGTGCGAGAAGAGAATTTAGAGAAGAAACTATGCACAACATCCCAGAGAACGTCAGACTAATATGTTTAGACAGATACTATGCAGACGAAAGAATTTACTTTTTATTTTTGTATAAGGTACAAAAAAAATTCTTTGTGAAGATAGATTGGGAACATCAAGATTTAGGTTGGTTTAAAAAAAATAACTTACCTGAACCAATTGCTCCGCAAATTTTGGATGCTATTTTAAAACTTTGATATTTATTTACATGAAAGACCCAAAAACATATAACGAAATTAAGGAAGCCAATGAAATCCTCAAAATGATGGAGGATGTCTTTGGTCATCGTGTAACAACGTGGAACCCAGCAGACACAGCCAAGTTAAAATCAAAAATAACTCAGCCTATTTCTGATGAGGAAAAAGAGATATTCGTTGCAGTGGTTGAACCCCTAATGAATAAAAAATCTCTTATTCCAAAAAATAAAGATAGATACTTGGATGCGTTCTTAGATTTAGATACAAGAGTTTCTCAACAGGATTTTATTTCACAAGAAGACCCTGATGCGGAAGGTCTGGATAAAATGCTTGGTGCCGATTTAACATAATGTTTGAAGGTAATGGAAATAATTAGTATATTAGAAAAATGGTCAGGAAAATATAAACGTTCTATTGACTGTAATAATCCAAAGGGTTTTAGTCAGAAGGCACATTGTGCAGGAAGACGAAAAAGAAAACGTGGTGGAAAAACTAAATCAAGACCGGTAGAGTCTTTTGTTCAGGAGATTGAAATGAGCGATTTGAAAAAGTTTGTTGTAAGTGAGATACAAGAAAATCTACAACGTGAACTTGGCAAAAGAAAAATTAAAGAGTCAAGTAAAACCTTGTTTGAAGCAGTTTCTCTTCAAAGCAAATTAAAGAATGAAAATACAGACTCTAAAAAAATAGAGTTGGCAAACAAGGCTGTATCAATTGCTGAGAACAAACTTCGTGAAGACTATGACGAGTATGAAAATGATTGTAACTGTGGTGAGGGTGAAGGCGAAATGTTGAAGGCTCAACTTCTTTCAATCATGAATAATGCCCAAAAACTTTATCACATGATTGATGAAGATGACCAATTTGAAGATTGGATTCAATCTAAGATTACAATTGCAGAGGATTATCTTCGTGCATCTTATGGGTATCTTACATATTTTAATGGTGAGGGTGAAGAAGAATTTGGCGATGACGAGTGGGATGGCGATGAAGAAGACTGGGATGAGGTGGATGAGGAGGAATGGGAGTATGATGAAGATGAACGGGCATATGTTGGTCAACCATCACACCCCCAACCAAATTATATGGACGCACTTTCACCTGATATTGATGACGATGAAATATTCGAACGCAAATTAAAAAAATGAGGTAACAAATGGGATATCAACCATTTATGTTTGTAAATGATTGGAACCTTTCGTATAACGGTAAAACATTAAACATATCGAAAGAAGATTTAGATAATTACTATGAAAATGGTTTGACAGATGAAGAAATAAAAATGATTGCTTTTTCTTGGCTTTCTAAACAACAATTTCTTAATTTAGACAAACCAAATATAAATGAAGATGAATTTTGATACAAGAACAGTTTTGGATTTAATATTAATAGATTCCGACCTCGAACGAAATTTAACGGCAATAATCGAGGGTGAAAAATATATTTGGACATCGGTGGGCAACAAAAGTGAGAATGCTTTTGTTAAGTCAGTTATACCTCTAGTAAAAGATGAATTAAAATTTTACTTAAAAAATAGATTATTCCGTCAGAAATTATCATTTTTATCGAAGTTAATTGACTTAGATAAGGTAGATTATTTTCATTTAATTCCTGCCGTGGCCAAAATATAATTTGGAAATGTCAAAAAAGTTTCGTATATTAGTGTTATGAAAAATTTATTACATACCAAAATCGCCTCAGGTCAGTTTGACCCTTGCAAAAAGATTTCAAAGTCAATTGAAGATTTGAAGTCTAGTTACTCTCGTGCTAACAAAACTATTTATGATATGCACGAAAAGGATGAATTAACTCTT